CATTTAATAAAAATGCAGATAATGGCAAGCCTAGCATATTCGGCAGAGAGCCAAAAAACAAATATACTAATTGGAACAAAGGGGCATAACATGGACTTAGATAAGCTAAGAGAACTTGCAGGAATTGCTACTCCTGCTAAGAAATCAGTCATAAAAGAGCATGTAGTGGGTGATCTAAGTAACGGGTATGACTTACAGCATTCTGCAACAAAGAATTATAGTGATTTTTTCCCTACAGGAAATGACTACACTGCCGATGATGAAGCCGGACCTGCGTCTGCTAAACAAGGCGACAATGCAATGCAAAAAGCTATTAAGATTGATAAAGATGAATTAAATGAGAGTAAAGAAATACATTCTGAGCTAGTCTATGAATATAGAAAATTTAAGAAAGAAGACATGATTAATGAATCCGACGATGGCTATGCCGAAATTCTGCGCAGAAGAGCTGTCAGCGCAGAATCTGATAAAATTCAAAGTGCATTTGAAAAATCGCCAGAAGGTGTTGCTATTAAAAAAGCAATACTGCGCTATATAGAAAATTCTTTCAACGACGACATGGGTCCAAGTAATCCGGGTTTTTGGGTAACTAATATCATGCGAAGACTTAAATTAACGTCAATGGGGGATTTTGAAAATAATTTAGATGCAATTGATGAATTACTAATTGACTATGCAGAAAAAGAAGAACAAGCAAAAGAATTTCGCAGGTACATGGATTAATAGAATATGTCCGCTTACGGTGACGACCGGCTCTTAAAGAAAGCCTATGTAAAGGTAAAATACACAAAGGAGCAAATTGACGAGCTCACTAAATGTATGGATCCGGTCGATGGTCCCATGTATTTCATGGAAAACTTTATGTGGATTCAACACCCCACAAGAGGCCGTGAGAAGTTTGTTCCGTACGATTATCAGCGAGATTTAGTACACTCGTATCATAACTATAGAAAATCAATTAATATGCTCGGCAGACAGTTAGGTAAAACTACTGTTGCGGCCGGCTATTTGTTATGGTATGCTATGTTTATACCAGACGCAACTATTCTCGTTGCATCTAACAAGCACGACGGCGCACTCGAAATTATGCAGCGTATACATTATGCATATGAGAGTATGCCGAACCACATACGTTCGGGCGTTTTATCGTACAACAAAAAGTCCATTGAATTTGATAATAACTCGCGTATTGTTGCACAGACAACAACCGGTAAGACCGGACGCGGTATGTCATTGTCTTTAATCTATCTCGATGAATTTGCGTTTGTTGAGCGGGGCATTGCTCGTGAGTTCTGGACATCGCTGTCTCCTACACTGTCTACTGGTGGTAAATGTATTATTACATCTACGCCTGACACAGACGAAGATCAATTTGCCGAACTATGGTTTACGGCTAATAAGCTAGTAGATGAATTCGGCAACGATACCGAAGTAGGTCCTAACGGTTTCCGACCATACTTTGCAGAGTGGAGCGCACACCCGGAACGAGACGAAGCATGGGCAGCAGAACAACGCAGTGAATTAGGTGAGGATCGCTTTGCCAGAGAACACGAGTGCAAGTTCGTTACGTTCGAAGAAACACTAATTAATGCAGGAAAGCTAGCAAAATTAGAAAGTATACCGCCGTTGTATAAAACGGGCCAAGTACGATGGTATTCTCCAATCAGCAAAGACTGTAGCTATGTAGTTAGCCTAGATCCGTCCATGGGAACAGGTGGCGACAACGCTGCTATACAGGTATTCGAGTTGCCTACGTTAAAACAAGTTGCAGAATGGCAACACAATCGAACTCCGGTAGAAGGACAAATTAGGATACTTCGGCAAATATGCAAAGATATATACGCTAACGGTCAGCCGGAGATATACTGGTCAGTTGAGAACAATTCACTCGGCGAAGCTGCATTAGTTGTTATTAGAGATACAGGCGAAGAAAATATTCCAGGTACAATGTTACACGATCCTGCAAATCGCCAAGGCGGCAAGCGCAAAGGTTTCACTACTACTAATAAAACTAAGATGGAGGCTTGTTCTAGACTTAAATCTATGATAGAATCGGGTAAACTTTCTATATTCTCGAAGAGTTTAATTTCCGAACTTAAGGTCTTTGTTGCACTAGGAAATACATTTCAGGCACGATCTGGCATGACCGATGATCTTGTTTCTGCTACTCTTTTGTTTTGTAGAATGTCCGAATATATTGCATCTTGGGATGATACGACATGGGGCGTAATGAATACCGGTGTTGCCGATGGGGAACGCATAGATGATTACGAACAACCGATGCCGCTTTCTGTATTTTAACTTAGTCGACAAATTTCTAAATACATTGCAAAATTGATAAATAACAAATAGAACCCAATAAGGTGATTGTTTATGGTACTGTACGATAAATTGGCAGAAAAAATATTCGGCATCATGAAAGGTTTCGGCCATCAGTTAAAGTTATATACTGTTGACGGAAACGAAACTGTTGATCCTTCTGCTGCTCGTAGATTTTTTGCCACCGATACAGGTACAATGATCACTATCGACGAAGAGAGTAACGAAGTAAAACTAAGTAAAAGTAATAGCGAGCCGCTCGCTGATACTAATAAACTACGGCAAAATATTAAAAAACTAGCCAACGAATACCTGATGAATTACACGGTCCGTAACTACGGCAAGAGTATACAACCGAGGGATTTTTCGTATCAGGCAAAAAATCATAGGGATAATAGTATGGAACAGGTTGCAGAAAGTAGCTTATCGAAGTTAAGCGGCTCCAAGAAAACAAGTCATCAAACTTTAGAGAACGTGCGTATTCTGGTTAAGCACAAGCAAGAAGTGCAAGAAGAAAAACATGGTTCCAGAAGCCGTAACATTCAATCTGTGTTTTTAGAGCAAGGTGGCGAAAGATTTAGATTTCCTCATAATAACTTAGCAGGTGCTCGTGCTATGGCGCGTCATATGTACAACGGCGGCGCGATAACCGATACAGTTGGTAGTTATATAATCGAACGTGTAGGACAATTAATTCAGTTAACTGAATTCTATCGTTATGCTAGATCTAATAATTTAATTAACGAAGATACAAGTAGCATTGTCGATACTGTTCGTGAAAGTATCGAGGGTGTTAAGACAGAATTAAAAAGGCTCTCTGGATCTAAAACATACGAAGCTATTCGTTCCAGAATTCAAGAACACGGCGAAGTAGAATTAAATGAGGCTGATACTGATTCTTTGCGCGACATGTTCACTGTTAAGAAGTTTGATGAAAAGTTTGCGCAAGTATTACCGGTAGTCGGTCGGTTAGTTCAAGAAAAAAATCAGTATTTGACTAGAATCGAAGAAGCAAGTATTTCTCCTATACTAATGCGCCCCGAAGGAATTAGCACCGTTGCTATTTTAGAATTTAGTAGCAGTGCAGCTAAGTTAGGATATAAGCTGTCGGAAATATCGACTCGTATTATAGAAAATGAAGAACTTTCTTCATATATAGGCGGACTAGGTCACAAACTCTGTAAAGAAGGACAGTTAACCAGTTTCGAGAAGAGCGTAGTATCTAATGTGCTAAATAACGCTCGTACACAGCAAATAGCCGAAAGTAATAAAACAGAGATTAAAGAAGCTGCACAATTTGAGAAACATTTCTCTAAGTATAATTACATATTTGTCTAAAACACACTTGACTTTAGACAATAAGTAGCGTATAATAGACACATACGCTACTTAATCTACACATACACATGTAGCGGAACCCGGAGTAACGCGCCCGGTAGTAGGCTCACAAAACAGGTAAGCGTTCTATAAACTAGCATACAAACATATAAACATAGAATAAGGATATTCTGATTATGACATCTCTAGCTGAAATTCGTAAAAAGCTACAAAACATCGATTCTCGCCGTTCAGGCACATTTACCGGCTCATCCGATAATTACCCATTCTGGAACTTACCTAACGATGGCTCCTGCCGCGTAAGATTTTTACCAGATGCTAACCCAGACAATACTTTCTTTTGGGTTGAAAAACAAATGATTAAAATGCCATTCAAGGGCGTAGTCGGCGGTGAAGATAAAACTGTCTACGTGCAAGTACCTTGCATGGAAATGTGGGGCGAAAGTTGCCCTATTCTTACTGAAACTCGTCCTTGGTGGGACAACGATGGATTAAAAGATCTTGCTCGAGTCTATTGGAAGAAACGCACATATATCTTTCAGGGGTTTGTAATGGAGAGTCAATTCTCCGAAGAAAATGCTCCAGAAAACCCCATCCGTCGGTTCTCTATCGGTATGCAAATTTTTAAACTAATTAAAGCATCGTTGCTTGATCCAGATTTTGAGAATATTCCCACTGATTATGTTAACGGTACTGACTTCACCATTTCTAAGACCCAGAAAGGTGAGTTTGCTGATTACAGCACATCAAAATGGTCTCGCAAAGAAACTGCACTTAACCAAGCACAGCTTTCTGCAATCGATGAACACGGATTAAAGGATTTAGCTGACTATCTTCCTCAGAAACCTACCCCGGAGCAACTTGCTGTAATTTTCGAAATGTTCGAAGCATCTGTTGCTAATGAACCTTACGATCCTGCTAAGTGGGGCAAGTTTTATCGTCCGGGTGGTCTAGAGTTTGAAGAATCCACTTCTGCAGAAAAAACTACTGCACCTGTTGCTAAACCTAAAGTAACCGTCGAGGCAACTAAGCCCGCGCCTGTAGCAGTTAAAGAAGAAACATCTGATATTCCGTGGGAGGAAGAAGTGGCCGCAGCCGAAGCCGAAGTGGTTGCACCTGCTGCATCGTCCTCAACTGGCAAATCTGCTCAAGAAATTCTTGAAATGATTCGCAATCGCAACAAAGCCTAAATAAATCACAGTGGGGACAAGGCTGTCCCCACTATTTCACACGGAGTGTAAATATGACAAGAGCATTCGATGCATCGCGGTTCCGCAAAGGCATCACTAAAAGCATCACCGGCATTTCAACCGGTTTCAACGACCCACGTACATGGGTTAGCACCGGCAATTATTGCTTAAACTACTTGATTTCGGGCGATTTTTATCGAGGTATCCCGCTTAGTAAGGTAACTTGCTTTGCCGGCGAGTCAGGTAGCGGAAAATCGTACATTTGTTCGGGTAATTTAATTAAGAACGCACAAGACCAGGGTGTTTTCATTGTACTTATGGATACTGAAAACGCACTAGACGAAACTTGGCTGCAAGATCTAGGCGTAGATACTTCTGAAGAAAAGTTAATGAGAATCGGCGTATCGTTAGTAAACGATGTTGCTAGAGTAATTTCCGATTTCATGAAAGATTATAAATCAGAATACGATGACTTAGCACCAGAAGAAAGGCCTAAGGTACTGTTTGTAGTAGATTCGTTAGGTATGCTACAGACACCTGCTTCTACTGCACAGTTTGAAGGCGGCGACATGAAAGGCGATATGGGCATTAAGGCAAAGCAGCTGAAAGCACTTGTTAGCAACAGTGTAAACCTTATTGCACCGTACGACATTGGCATAGTTGCAACTAACCACACATACGCTAGTCAAGATATGTTCAATCCAGATGAGAAGATATCCGGCGGCGAAGGATTCATCTACGCATCGTCGATTGTCATCGGCATGAAAAAGAAGAAACTTAAAGAAGATGAAAACGGTAACAAGGTGACCGATGTGCGCGGTATTAAATCTGTGTGTAAGGTTGTTAAGTCTCGCTATGCAAAACCATTTGAGACTGTAGAAGTTTTCATTCCTTATGCTACTGGCATGGATCCGTACTCCGGGTTATTTGATTTGTTTGAGAAAACAGGTGTGCTAGTTAAAGAAGGCAACAGATATAAATATACTTCTAAGAAGACCGGAGAAGTAATTAAGGAATTCAGAAAGGTGTGGGCAACTGACACTAGCTTATTTGATCTGGTTATGTCCGAGTTTACCGAAGATGATTTCGAAAATAGGGTACAGGTATCGGAGGAAGTAGAAAATGTCGAGTGATGTTGACGTAATTATAGAAACATGGTCTAGAATGCGCTCCTTTATTGCTGCAAAAGATCGTTTAGCTGCTGCTGATCAATTAGTAGCATTGTTAGACGACTATGATTTACTCGACGAGTTGGCCGAATACGACGGTCACGTCGATGCACAACTAAGTGCCGCTATTAAGAGCCACTTAGCACTCGGTGAGGACGACGAAGATGAGTAACATTAGCATAGGGGTGTTAATAACTATGTTACACCAAACAATTGTAGAAAAAGACATTCAAAAAACCTTAATGCTTGTAACTACGTTAAAGGAAATGGTCAGAAATGACGCAGAGGCAGTAAAATGGATTTCTGAACCGACAAATCTTAATCAGTTACAAGCTGCATTAACAGATAACTTAGGTGTTCCTCAAAAGTTAATGATGGTAAAGGGTAGAATACCACATAAGCAGCGTAGAGCTATGCTGTTTATGGAGGCAATGGAAGCCGCAGTGCGCAAGGTAATAAATGGCTAGTTGGTACAATGTTGTATCTAGCGATTTGTCAAAAATAGCCGACTGTATTGTACATTTCGAAAATGAGTTCGAAGACGCACGGAGAGAAATCTCCATGCGCAAACAAACCATCGAACGCAATAGTGCAGAATTGCCCGGTGTGGTTGAATTTCGATTCAATCAGTTGCAGGAGATAGAAGCAATCCTTGAGTTTTTAAACATTCGTTTGCGTAAATTACGTTCTGAAAAGTTCAAGAAATATCTCGAAGCGTACAATAAAACTTTATCGTCTAGAGATGCAGAAAAGTACATCGACGGCGAACAAGAAGTTGTAGATATGGCATTGCTAATTAACGAATTTGCACTTGTCCGAAATAAATTTTTAGGCATAATTAAAGGACTTGATCAGAAAAGTTGGCAATTAGGTCATATTACCCGCCTCCGAGTTGCTGGCCTCGACGATGCTCGCATTGAATAAGAGAATATAAATGTCAAAACACACAACCATAGTCATTAAAGATGAGGTGAACTGTGCGTTCTTAGGTTTAGATGCCACGACGAGAAGAAAGTTAGTGACTGAGGTGGAGTATTTTTTGCCGTATGCAAAACATACTCCTGCATTTAAACTCGGGAGATGGAACGGTAAAGTATCTTTTTGCGACATCAGCGGAAGAACATATATTAATTTGTTAGATCGTCTGCTTCCTATAGTGGTAGATTCGGGTTATGCAATCGAAATTGATGACCGCCGAGAACAACATTCGTTTACATTCGACGAAATCGATACAGATAGTTACTCTCACATTAAATGGCCCGAAGGTCATCCAATGGCCGGCGAGCCTATTTTGCTGCGCGAACATCAAGTTGAAGTATTAAACGGGTATTTTGCTAACCCACAATGTCTACATATTGCGCCCACTGGCGCTGGAAAAACAATTATTTGTGCTGTTATGTCGCATAACGTAGAGAAGTACGGCAAGTCTGTGGTTATTGTTCCGTCTAAGGATTTAGTGACTCAAACCGAAGAAGATTACATTAATATGGGGCTTAGTGTTGGGGTGTTTTTCGGTGATCGTAAAGATTTAACAAGGACACACACTGTATGCACGTGGCAAAGCCTCGAGGCATTATACAAAAAGGATAAAGAAGCACTCGCTGATTTTCTCGAAGAATGTGTTTGTGTTATAGTAGATGAGTGTCATAAGTCGAAATCAGATGTGCTGAAAAAGTTATTATCTGGCCCTTTTGCGCATGTGCCTATTAGATGGGGATTAACCGGTACATTACCACCCGAAGAGCAAGATAAAACTGCACTGTTAGCATGTATCGGGCAAACCGAAGGCGTCGTTAAGGCGACCGATTTGCAAGAAAAAGGCATTTTGGCCAATTTGCACATTACTATTACGCAACTTAAAGATGTGGGTCCGCTGTTTAGAGACTATGCAAGCGAATTAAAATGGCTAACTACGAGTCCACCGAGAATAGAGGCAATTGCAGATCAGATACAGGGATGGTCAGAGTCTGGAAACACACTGGTATTAGTTGATAGGATACAAACAGGGGAAATGTTAGCCGAACTTGTTCCTGATTCTGTTTTTGTCAGCGGTGCAATGAAATCTAAAGACCGTAAAGAAGAATATAATAGTGTAAAAACAGTCGATGGTAAAATTA